CCTGCCACCACCACATTCCGGATTAATGCACCGGCGGCACCGGCCAGCATTGAACTGACGCCGGGCTATTTTCAGATAACGGTGGTCCCGCATCCTGCGGTGTATGACCCGACGGTACAGTATGAATTCTGGTTCTCAGAAAAACGCATCACGGACACGGCACAGGTGGAAACCTCCGCCCGTTATCTGGGTACCGGCAGCCAGTGGAGCGTCTCCGGCCCGCACATTAAGCCCGGGAAGGATTTCTGGTTTTATGTGCGCAGCGTCAACCTGGTGGGGAAATCTGCGTTTGTGGAGGCCAGCGGGCAGGCCAGCAATGATGGTGAAGGGTATCTGGAAATTTTCCGTGGGCTGATAGACGAGGCGCTGCTGGGGCAGGCACTGAAAGAGCGTATTGATGCGTCAGCCCTGCGTACTGAGGTCACGCAACTGGAAGAAGACATCCGCCAGCGGCTGGAGACGGATGTTGCGGAAGTGACCCGAAAAATCGGGGAGGCGGAAACAGCCTCACGCAGCTGGTTGCGAAAAAGAATGAGGACCAGACGCTGGCCATCGCGCAGGTGAGTCAGCAGGTGGACCGGGTGAGCAGTGAAATCACACAGACCGTCAGCCAGAGCACGGAGGAAAACGCCAGGCAGATAGCGCAGGTCCGCCAGTACGTGGATGACAAAGGGAGTGAAATCACCTCGACCACGGATAAAAAGCTGGAAGACCAGAGCGCCACCATACAGCAGATACAGCAGGTCCAGTCAGACACGAATGATGAGCTGGCAGCGCTGTACATGCTGAAGGTGCAGAAAACGAAAAACGGCATTCCGTATGTTGCCGGTATTGGTGCGGGGATTGAGGATGCTGATGGCCAGACGCTGAGCAATATTCTGCTGCAGGCGGACCGTATCGCGATGATTAACCCGGAGAACGGCAACACCACGCCGCTGTTTGTGGCACAGGGGAATCAGCTGTTCATGAACGACGTGTTCCTGAAGCGACTGTTTGCGGTGAGTATCACGTCATCCGGCAATCCCCCGACGTTTTCCCTGACGCCGGAGGGCAGGCTGACGGCCCGCAATGCTGACATCAGCGGACATATCAGTGCGAACTCGGGCACGCTCAATAATGTCGTGATAGCGGAGAACTGTACGATAAATGGCACGCTGAAAGCGGAGAACATTATTGGTGATCTGGTGAAATGTGCAGGGGTGGCTTTTCCGGTGGATGGTAGTTACCTTGCGAACGGTACACGGACGCTGACGGTGTATGACGATCACAGCTTTGACCGGCAGATTATAATCCCGCCGATAATCTATGTCGGGTCAAAACAGGAATCCCGCACCAGTAATGACATCTGGACAGAGTGCTTCCTGCATGTTGATCAGAATGGACGCCGGATTTATTCAGGCAGGTCAGTGGAAGAGCCGGGAATTTTCAGCGGGATCATCGATATGCCAGCTGGCGGTGGTCATATCACCCTGAGTTTTACCGTGAGCTCACGGCGTCAGAATAACAGTTGGGGCAGTTCACGAATCAGTAACCTTCAGGCGATAGTGGTGAAGAAAACAGCGCGGGGATCAGCATCCGCTGAACATCGCGCCCCGGGATTGCCGGAAGGAGACAAAAACCGTACAGTATGCGCGGGTGCCTTTGGCTGATGGCCGGAGGGAACACCTGAAGGCCGGATGTGAAAAGGCCCCGGACAAAACATTCATGTTTAACCCGAGGCCTGACCATTCATCCTAAGCAAGTGAAAGGTTAGCGCCTCTCCGTAAAAGGAGCAAGCGTTATGTCGCAAAAACCGTTAAAAACCACCGTGATTTGTATCACGGTAGTGCTCATTATCTGGATCACCCACAGTTCACTGTGCGAGTTCCGGTTCCGGATAGCGGGCGCGGAGATTGCGGCGTTCTTACAGTGTAAGCGGTAAGAAACCGTGGCGGGGGAGTGTACCTTCCCCGCCGACCGGTTGCTGAGGGTGATCAGCCGGATGGCACCTTTTTAACATCAATAAATCACAAATTTTACCGCAGGCCGGGAAACCGGTCCTGCGGTTTTTTTATGGAGGAAATCCATGGCAGTCAGAATATCGGGTGTGCCGAAGGACGGGGCCGGTAAGCCGGTACCGGGATGCACGATAGAGCTGAAAGCGCGCCGCACAACGGAGACGGTGATTGTCACCACGGTGGCGTATGGTCAGCCGGGGGAAACCGGCAGTTACAGTATGGATGTTGAGCCGGGGTTGTACCGGGTGACGCTGAACACGGAAGGGTACGCGCCGTCATATGTGGGTGACATTCTGGTGAAGGCTGACTCAGCACCGGGAACGCTGAATAAATTTCTGATGGACCTGGAGGACGCACAGTATTACCCGAAAGCCCTTGCAGAGCTGGAAGCGGTGGCCGCGGAAATCCTGAAACGTGCGGAAGCGTCAGCGGCGAGTGCAGAGGAAGCGAAGAAACGGGCAGAGAATGCGCGGGGACCGAAGGGGGATAAGGGAGACACGGGGCCACAGGGTATTCCCGGGCCAAAAGGCGATACCGGCGAGCGGGGGCCAAAGGGTGAGCGTGGTGAGGCAGGCCCACAGGGGGTACAGGGGCCGCGGGGTGAAAACGGCCCCGTGGGGACCGCAAGGAGTGCCGGGTATTCAGGGGCCTGCTGGTCCTGCGGGCCCGCGAGGTGAAACCGGAGCCAGAGGCGAAAAAGGAGAGCCGGGAGATCCCGGAGGACCCCCGGGACCAAAAGGTGACACTGGCCCCAGAGGGGAGCCGGGGCCTCAGGGCCCGGCAGGTCCGAGGGGACCTGCCGGAGAGAGAGGGCCGCAAGGATTGCAGGGTGTGGCAGGGGAGAGAGGCGATACAGGTCCGGCTGGTCCACAGGGTATACCTGGACCTCCGGGGCCAACAGGTAGCGTCGGTCCTAAGGGGGAAAAAGGCGAGCCTGGTGATCGAGGTCCACAGGGTGCTACCGGCCCCAGAGGACCACAAGGGGAAAAAGGGGATAAAGGTGACCCCGGCCCGGCAGGCCCTGCCGGTGAGCGGGGGCCGAAAGGTGATACCGGGCCGACGGGCCCCGCAGGGAAGGATGGCGCAGATTCACAGGCGAACAGAGTGCGTATCAGCGAGAAAACAGAAGTCACCTCCAGTACAGTCGTTTTCCCCTCTTTTTATGGCGGTGCGCAGGGGGAAAATGCAGCCCCTGATGGCGCTGTGATTCTGAATATCAGGACGGCTCCGGTATCACTGACGAACGGCAATTTAGGGGCAGCCTGTGCCACCGCTGTCACTTACGGCTTCCTTCAGGTTCATGATGGCAGCCAGTGGGTTACGGTGGAACATGAATAACATGATTTTTCCAGGTGCGGAAAGCTTAAACGGGTACCCCGTCCTGAATATTCGTATGAGGAGAAGAAATGAATCTTAAAAATCTGCAACGTTATACTCCTGAGAAGTCGGATGTTCCGGGGGCAATGTACCTGAAGGCAGAGGATGGCCGTGACTGGTATGAAAGCCAGTCGTCATTTAAGGCGGATACGCTGAAGCTGGTTTATGACAGCGAAGGCATAATCACGAGTATCAGTAAGGATGTGTCGATGCTGTGGCCAGTGGGACAGAGTGTGGTGGAGGTTGAGGATACAGAAGAAAACCGCAAAGCTGATATCTCCGGGCGCTGGAAGTTTGACGGGGAAAACGTCGTTGATACTCTGACCGCGGAGAAAGCGCGCGGGATGAAGGGTGATGAAATAAACGCGTGGCGTAATGCGATGGAGGCGGCGAACTACACGTTTGAGCACAATGGCCGGAAATGGGACTACGGAAAGTCAACGCAGACACGCCTTGAGCCATCGGTGGCGGCAGCGAAAGCGGGGAAACTGCCGGAGGCGTTTTTCTGGACGGATGCGGAAAACAATGATGTACAGGTGACAGCAGAAGAGCTTATTGCGCTGAGTGAAGCGGCAGAGCAGGCGATGTTCAGCAAAGGGATGGAAATCCACATTCGCCAGCGCACCATGAAGAAGGACCTGGAATCGCTGAGCAGTGCGGATGAGATCCTGGTATACAGGGTTGGCTGGGCACAGGAATAACAGACAAAAAGATGGGGGACCATCACCTCCCCCATGAACTGCGTTGATTATGTCATTATTGTGAAGATATACACTATGCCGGGTAAATAGTGCCACGGAAAAGTTAATTCCGGAAGTGACGGAACTCTCATTTTTCGTGCATCCTGTTGATATGGATGATTTTTCAGATTTTCGGAAGTCCGTATTTTTTCCCAGACATTTTGAAGCGTTTGCTTAATGAACGTATGTGCAGGCTCTTTATCTACGGCTCTTAAAATTGAGAGTCTATCATTGCTGGAGCCTGTGACAATTACGTCCAGGAAGAACTGCATAACCTGGATGATTTACGCTCAATCAGAGAGAGGGCGATTAGCGGCAATCACGCTTGATAAAATTAACCCCAGTGATCATCCGGGGTTTTGCAATCATTAAAACCGCATCAACCGTTCTACCAGTTGTTCTTTACGGGCAACGATCCAGCCGTGTTGCTCCAGATAAAATTTAAACCGCTCCAGAGTGCATACCATCGCATCGGCGGGGACTTTTTCTGTGAACTCTACCTGACCGTGTTTATCAAAGTGGATCAGTAATGCGCATCCATCATTTGGGGTGGGGGAGTTGTGTGTTGCTGGTGGTTGTTTATGGCTGAAATAACAGTCTTCCAGTTTTTCGAACACTTCCCACGCCTGATCGGTTTCGAGCATTTTTGCATGGCGGGCAGCGCCACGTTCTGTCCAGAGGATAAGGGAGCGGGCATTTTTACCAACTAACCCGATTGTTTCGGGTCTGTTCTTAAACTCGCGTAATTCGTTTTTTTCAATTTTAAAGTAATGCTTTCCTACCACGAATCGCGTCGTGTTGTTCAGAAAGTTATCAGAAATGTTTTTGATTTTTGTTCCGTATAACTGCGCCAGAAGTTCAGTTGTAATAACGGGGATCTGGTTGTGGGTGATTGCAGGAAGAGTGTCGACAGAAATTTGAGTGGTCAT